GTAGCTCGATGGTCTTGGTGTCGGGGATGATGTTGGTGGAGAGCGGATAATCAAAGGTCAGACCTTCGCGCGCGACGAATTCCGACTCCTTCGCCATGTCGTTAATCATCAGCCGCAACTGTTCGGCCTCCTTGCTGTCGGGTTCGCTAATGTCGTCGGCGATGTCGGCGGCCAGCCGTTCCATGGTGGCAAGGCGTTCGGAGGCATCCGCAATGCCCTTTTCCAGATCGGGGCGCTTTTCCATCACCCGCTCAAAGCCGAGCTTCACATAGCCGACGCCGGTGGTGATGGTGCGCCGCACGACAAGCTTCATCATCGACTTGAACGGGTGCGGCTGGTCGGAAACATTATAGGAATACAATAGCTCCAAGGTTTTCCCCAGCTTGTCGAGCATGGCGTTTTCGGCCTTGACGCGCGCCGCGTCCTGCATCACCGCCATGGCGCCCTGCGCCGCGCCCAGCATCTGCGGCGTCATGCCGGAGCCGGTCATCTGCGCCTGCTGTACCATCTGCGCGCCCGACGCCATCAGCGATTGCAGCGTCGATTGCGATTCATCCCACACCGTCGCGTTCATGCGTTCACGCCGCTTGGCCACTGCCTTGGGATTTTTTGCGTACAGGAACGCGGTTTTTTGCGCGACCAGCCGCAGCGTCAAATTGGCCTTATAGCGCTTGTCGGTGTCGTCGCGCGACCACTGATGACCAAAGGCAAAGTCTTGGTCGTCAAGCATGCGCTTGAAAGCTTTTTCCCAGTGCGTCTTGGCGGCCTTGACGCGGCCGGTCCATGCCGCCACCAGCGCCTTGCGCTGGTCGGGCGGGTCGGGCGCGTCGCGCGGAATGTGGTCCTTCTCTGCCGCAAGCACCACGGCTTCCAGCGGATTGACGGCGCTTTCATCCGGCGTCACGCCGTCGAGCGGTGCGTTCGGGTCTATAGCCATCCGTCGAGGTTCCTTTTGACGCGATCAAGCCCCTCTTGCTTTTTGGTCTGTGCCCACAAGGCGCGGAATGTCCCCTCTTGCGCCATTGGTTTTTCCGGCTTCTGGCGGTTGCGCGGTCGCATCTTGGCCAGACCCAGACCGACGAGCGAGAGCGTATCGACAAAATCGTCCTTGGCGCCCATGGGGAATTTCAAAATCTGGTCCTGCGCCTCTGCCCACCAGCGGCAGAACACCGGGAAGTGAACCATTTTCATGGCGCTGCGCGCTTGGATGGCTTGCGCGCGCTGCGTCTTGTCAACCGCCGGCGCAATCGGGTCCATGGCGCAGAACACGCGCTTTTCCAGCATGCGCTTGCGTAAGAAAGGCCCGATTGACTTGGTGATGGCGCCGGCTTCCGCCCACCAGAATTGCGGTTTGTATTTCTCAATCAGCAACAGCATGCCTTCGACGGCGGTGTGGCTGTCCACCCGCATCCACACCACGTCGGGCATGATCCAGACATTGTCGGCGACATCGACGCCGACCACCATCAGGCAGGATTTGTCGCCCTGCTTGTTCAATGTCACCGCGTGATCGGAAGCGCCGTAGAAGCGCATTTCGTCGAACGCCGGCAGGTCGCGCATGGAATTGTAGCCGACCAAATCCTTGGCTTGGAAAAATGCACCGTCGCGCGGTGACGGCTGGCCCTGATAAAGCGCCATGAAGCCGCGCGGGTCGGAGGCGCGAACTTCTTCAAGATATTTTTCATCAAAGCGTTCCGGCCACAACGCCTCACCGGGCGCGCGTCCCAGCACGTCGTTATCATCCGCCAGCGCCGGCAGGTCGATGGAGCGCCAGCGCGTTGCTTCTTCATGGCTGTAATACGGGTTAAGGGGATCGGTGAGCCGGCCTACAAGATCGTCCTCGCTCCACCGCGTTTGAATCATGGTGATGGTGCCGACCTTGTTCATCAGGCGGGTTTTCAAGACTTGGTTGTACCATTGCCAAAGCTTGTCGCGGATGAGCGGCGAGTCGGCTTCCTCGCGGTCCTTGATGGGATCATCGAGCAGGATGGTGTGGGCGCCGCGCCCGGTGATGGCCGAGCCGCGACCAACGCAGAACACAACACCGCCTTCGGTGGTTTCGATGCGGTTGACGGCGGCCGATTTCTTTTTGATTTCGACCTTGGGAAACACCTGCTTGTATTGCGGCGTCTGCATAATGTCGCGAATCTTGCGGCCCAAGTCCCAACTGTAATGCTCGTTATAGGTGGCGACGATGATCGAGCGTTCGGGATGGCGGCCGATGTACCACGCCGGGTACATATTCGACGCCAGCGTGGTCTTGCCGGCGCGCGGCATGATGGAAATTTTCAGGCGGCGGATTTTCCCCTTTTCCACCTCCTCCAACGCCACGCCGATGACGCGGTGAAATTTCTGCGGTGTGTAAACCGAATAGGTCGCGTCGTCGGAATTTTCCGGGTCCGGCATCATTAAGCAAGTGAAGTCGATTAAATTATCGCGCGCCTTCAGGATGGCACGTTTACGTTTGAGCAGGACCAGATGGCGCGCACTCACTTCGCTATCCCTTCGGTCGCCCGACCGGATTCGGGTGTCTAGTGACGTGCTGCGGCACCACTATCTTTTTCGGCGGGCCGCCGGTCATCGGACGCGACGCCGCGTTACGCGGCACCGGCGGCACCGGCGCCTGTTGCTGCACCATACCGGGCGCCGGCGATGAATGATGCGTGTAGGCATCCTGCGTGTTCGACACCTGCGGCGGCGGCCCCGGCGGTGGTCCCGGTGGCGGCAGCGGCCCGCTCGCCTGCGGCCCCGGCGAGGCGGCCTGCGTGTCGGATGGACTGGGCGGATAGAGCGGCGCGTTCGGGATGATCTTGACGCCCGGCGGCGTTTTCGGTGGAGGGAATGCCATAACGTTTTCCTTTCACTGACACCTCAGAATGTTTTGCTCATCATACGAGCAACGGCAGCATGGCTCCGGTAATTTCCCCCAGTCGAAACCCGGCGCGCGGCAGGATCATCTGCACAAGGATGAGGACGCACACCAAAATGAAAATGACCCAGATGATTTGCACCACCTTCGGCGGCAGCGCGATGCCGACAACGGTGCCGAGCACCCAAAGGATCAAGTATATCGCGAGTGCGAGCAGGCAAATATAAATCAGTCCATATATGACACCTTCGATCATGTTAGTGCTCCTTTGGTTGCGGCATGCACTTGCTGCGTTGCGTCGCCGGGATCATCACGTTGCCGGTCGCCGGCGTGATCGGGGAATCAAAGCCGGGACCGCCAGCGCCCAGCACGTCGCCACGGCAATCGGTGCGGCGCGCAAGATCGTAGAACATGCCGACCACCGGGATTGCGGCGATGGTGACGTTTGCGGGTTGCTGCGACGGCGCCTGCTTGTGAATGACAACGTGATGGCGTTTGGCATCGGCGGCCGTGATCGCTGCCAGCAACACCACGATGGCGGCCAGCGCACAGAGAACCGTTTTCATGCGACCTCCTCCTGCGTTCTGACGAAAGGAAAAATAACTTCGACTTCGTCATCGGTTTCGATGCCAAGGTATTCCATCAGGCCAAGGCTGATGTCGGCAACGCGGCCGGTGTTTTCGTTCGGTCCCCAGTCCGCCGGCCATGCAAGGAATTGCCGGTCGGTGCCGGGCGCGCGCACAAGCGCGACGTAGTCCATGCTGGCCAGCATCGTTTTGGGGAATTCGTCGTAGTTCCAGCGCATCGCGATGAACGGCACCGAACTATTGAGGCGGCGCGCCAGCCCGCTGGTGCCTTCCGGCTGCACCGCCAGAAACAGATGCGGCGCCGTGTAAATGTCATAGATGAAGGCAAGCCCTTCATCGGGCGTAACCCCCATGTCGGTCGGGCCGCCGAACCAAGACACCTTGCCGACAACGTTGAGCGTCATGGTAGCGCCCTTCCGATAACTTCCTTAAACAGCATTGATTTGCCGTTGCCGTTTGGCCCTTGCCGACAATCGCGGATGTCCGTCACCAGCTTGCTGATGAGTTCAAGCTGCGTCTTGCTGCGTTCAGTGACGTTGTTTGAAATTTCGCCAAGCACATAAGCTGCCAGACCCAGAAAGCCGACGTTGACGATGAGCAGCGCAATCGCCAGCGGCGTAGATTTCATCGCCTCGATGGCGCTGCTGGCGACCTTGCCCGTTACCTCGACCGGCATGCGCGGTGTTCATTCCTTTTTGGTTGGCGGCGGCACATAGGGATCGGGCACGCCACCGTCAGCGAGCCATTGTTCGTACTCAGCACGATCACGGTTGGCGGGATCGTTCGGAATGAATGCCTGATCGGCTGTGCGGATGACGACATCGTTTTGTGTGAGTTGATAGTCTGACATCACAGCCTCGCGTCCATAGTCAGGGTCGTTAAAGCGCGTGTTGCCTGATATACAAACGGGCTAATTGCGCTTGGGCCGTTGATAGTGAACCCCGTACCGCCGCCGGTAAAAGTTGGTATAACTCTCATTTCAGGCGCTAAAAAAATTGACTGACCGGCAACTGCCACATCGACAACGCAAGTCATTTTTTGAAAATACCGCTTGCACGTCACCAACTCCTGATCGTAACTCCGCATCACATTCGGCGACTGTGCGGCGGTCGGAGCTTGGGTGCCGGGGAGGACGACAAGACCAGTGAGATACATATAATCGGTTGTCGAAGCTACACCGTTGGTCGTTCCCGTAACCCCAAGATAACCACCAGACACCCACGCATTGGCTGGCGCGGTTTGGCCGCTGCCACACATCAGGGCAATGGAGACAGTCAATCCAATCGTATTGTCTTTCGCCCATGTGCCGGTGGTGTCGCCGGGGATGCTGACGGTTTTGTATTCCCACGCTCCTACGGCATTCATCGTGAATGAGAACGGATATGCTCTATCGGCGGCACCATTTCTTATTGATCCAGAAAACGCGCCGGTTCGATTTGTGGCAACCCAAAAGCTGACCGTTATCGGCTGTGCGGCTGCTGTCCCCCAAGCCAATCTGCTAACTCGATAACCTTCGATAGGCTGATAAAAGAAACAATAGTTTCCGGCTGCCGGGCTTGCATTGGCCGTGCTCACGGAAACGTAGGCAGATTTAACAAATCCGGCAGGACCATTTGGTTGCTGCGATACCGGCAGCACTTGAGCACCACTTGTTCCCAGCATCCAGCCATCAAGAATGTATTTGGTGCTACTCACCACCACGGCAGAAGTGCCATTCTCCTGACTGACCTCCATTCCGCCGTTGACCTGTATGCCACTGTACGCCATCGCATCGAACGGGGCGTAGATGACGCCGCTGCTGCTCGACACCGCCCACTTTTCGCCGTCCCATTTATAGACCGGCTGACCGACCACCGGCGGCGATGGATAAAGCTGGCCAATGCTGGGTGAAATGGGAAAATCTAGCGCCATGGTCAGGCTCCTCGCGATTTTTTGCTGGTTGTTTCCGGTGCAGGTTTTGCCGCGCTGCTTGTCGCAGGATCGGGCGTGTTGCCTTGCGCCAGCCACGCTTCATACTCAGCACGATCACGGTTGGCGGGGTCGTTCGGAATGAACGCCTGATCGGCGGTGCGGACAACGATGTCGGTTGTGGTGAGTTGATAGTCTGCCATTAGAGCCTCGCGTCTGCGACCCAGTGTGCCGACAAAAGATAAGTTGTTCCTGACGCAATTTGTGCTGTAATCATCCCGCCGCGCTCGTTGATAGCAAGGATAGTAGCGGGCCAAGGACCGCTTTGTGAATTGTCCCAAACCGTCCCTGCTGTTCCGTTCGTCGTTCCATAAGATGTGAGAGTTGGTGCTGCTCTTTTCGGAATGAACTGCATCCCAAGCCCAACGGTAGTTGTTACAGGGACACTCGCTCCATAATATATAGCCGCACCACCAAGACCTGTGGCCGTTCCGGGCCTTACCGCATAAGGATAACTCTTTTCATAGTATCGTTGGCACATCAGCAATTCCTGATCGAACGGCCGCATCACATTCATCGACTGTGCGGCGGTTGGTGCTTGATTGCCGGGGAGGACGGTGACGCCGGTCATAATGAAATAATCAGAAGTCGCGGCAACGCCGTTGACTGTTCCAGTTGCCCCAAGCTGAACAGTCGAACTCCAAGCCCCGGCCGCACCCTGATTGTTGCTCCCAGACATAATGGAAAAATGAACGGCCAAACCAATGGAATTGTCCGCCGTCCACGTCCCGGCAGTATCACCGGGTATGGTGACAGTGAAATACTGCCAAGCGCCGGATGTGGTGTAGTTGAACGTAAATATGTAGCCACGGTTTGCAGCGCCGTTGCGAACGCAGCCAGAATAAAGGCCAGTGCGGTTTGCGATCAGCCAAAACCCGAGCGTAATCGGTTGTGCCGCCGCCGTCCCCCAAGCAAGGCGCTTGATACGGTAGCCCTCAATGAACTGACGGAGCGTGCAATAGTCTGCTGCCGCCGGAGTTGGGTTTGCTGTCGTCACCGCTAACTGCAAGCCACTGTTTAGACCGGCTAAGGTTAAGTCCACTCTTTGAGTGCAAGAAAGGACATGCGCGCCGGAGGAGGCGATATTCCAGCCGTCAACAATGTATTTTACACCAGTAGGGACGGACACGGAGACAGCCCCATTCTCCTGACTGACCTCCATACCGCCATTGATCTGCATGCCGCTGTACGCCATCGCATCGAACGGTGCGGCGTAGATGTTGGCCCTCCCCTGTTGCTGCTGCGGCGCCGTCAGCGACTGTGCAGTGTCGTAGCGCACAACGGTACTGTTGAGCGCGTAGGCGGACGAATCCGGCACCGCGAACGCCGTCACCCATTGCGTGGTGTTGCCGTCGTTGTAGCGCACATAGAGCGTGCCGGTGTCGCTCTCCCACCACATCGCATTGTCAACGGCGCCCGCCGGCGCGTTGTCGGAAATAAGAAGTGCCGGGCGGCTATCGACGTATTGCTTGGTGGCGGCCTGCAAATTGGTGGACGGATTGCCCGACAGCGTCAGCAGTCCGGTCATCGTTGAACCAGCCTTGGCGACGTAGGCATTGTTGGCATTGGTGACGGCGCTGGCATCGGCGGCGGTGAAGGCGGCGGTGACGGCGGCATCGCCTGCGTCGGTATATTGCTTGGTGGCGGCGCCCAGCGGCGCGGTCGGATCGCCCGATAACACCAATGGTCCGGTCATGGTGTCGCCGGCGGTATCGACGGCTTGGCTCTGGTCGAGATAGACCGCCCAGTTGGTCGCGTTGAAGGCGCCGGGACTGACCGCAACCTTGGCGCGGTAGAGCACGCCGGCGTTGATGACGAAGTCGCCGATGGCGTATTGCGCGCGCGCATCAAAGAAGCGCACCGCCAGCAGCATCAAGGGATTGCCGAGCGAACCGGCATTGGCGTCGCCGACAACGATCTGCCGGTTGGCGGTGTTGACGGCAATCTCACCCGGCTCGATTGGCGACGGGAACGGAGTGGCCGGGTTGGACGTGCGCTGGTGCCGATAATGCGAGGTCATAATCTCAGTCTCCTATGTCGGTCGGTGCCGACTGATGAACCGGCGGTTTCTTTTTGTTGGTCGGTGTCTGTGTCACCGACTGCGTCGTCGTCTGCACTGGCGGCGGTGGATTGTTGCCGTCGTAAGCATCCTTGATGGTGTGGGCGCGATTGTTGCCGACCAGCGCGCCGCCATACATGCGCACGACGTTGTCGGGCGTGTCGGGCGGCAAGCCATAGACCGCCGCGAGCTTGGAACGCGGCGGTGTATTGGGTTGCAGCGGCAGTTTGCCGGGCCACTGATCCATCAGCCAACCTTGTCGCCGCCCGGTGCCGATTCAGGGTTGGGTGCCGGTGATGGGCCGGTTGGCTGGCTCATCGGGTCAACCGCCGGCACCGTCTTTGGCTTGGGTGCGTTCGGCGTCGATGTCGGCTTCTTGTTGTCGTCGTGGTCGTCTTTATGTGTCGTCATTTTTTTTTCTCCTCCGTTTGGTGATGGACTTTGTCTTGATGACCTTCTTTGCCTTGCGCTTTTGCTTCGGCATTACTCGCTCCTGTTTTGCTGCGTGTCGCAGCGGTGAACGTGAAGGCGAGTTCGTTGGAAATCGCCGAGCCATTGCGGACATTGACCGCAACGTCATCGGGATTAACGAACAGCGAACACTTCACGATGGTTGAGACTTCAGTCGGCGATAAAAATGTGGTCGGCTCATCGAGGCCGCCGAACATCAGCACGGCGTTCGGCATGTAGCCGTCGCCGGTCACCACCAGAGTTACATCGCTTGCATCACCGGCTACTGCTGTTGACGGTGATAAAGAGGAAATCACTGGTGCCACGTCCGGCACCGGTGCGCCGGGATCGACCGGCTCGCCGTCGATAAGAACACTACCCGGCACGTCCGAGGTGACGCGCACCGTCACCGGCCCGGTGATGTCGGCCACCTCGCCGTCCGGCACGTCGATCTTGGGCGAGTCGATGGGCGTACCGGCGACCGATACGGTGGTGGGCGTGCCGCCAACGATACGCAAATAAGCCGGGCCGCTGACGGCGGCGGTCGAACCTTCCGGCACTTCGATGCGGACCATGATTGTCCTCCCTAAAACGTTCCGGCGTCGATGATGGACGGCAGCAGGTTGGCCGGGATCGGCGGCAACAGGCTGACCGGGATCGGCGGCAAAATGAGCGTGCTGATGAGGCCGTTGCCGGCGGTTTTGACCATGCGGTTGGCGTCGAGCGCGGTGTTGCCGGACGGCGTCACGATAGCGATGGGATCGGCGAAGTTGGCTTCCGGGATGCCAAGCTGGCGCATCTGTTCGTCGCGCAGCGTGTTGGGCGACACAACCTTGAGGCCATCGGTCCCGGCCGCCATGTCGGCGTCGGTGGCCCAGTCGATGGTGGCGCCGCCGCCGGTCGATTGCGCGGCGAATATGGTCGGGATGGCATTGTCCTGCGGGCGCGGTGTCTCGGTGGTGAGCACGGTGTCGGAAATGGCGTTGACGGTGGTCGGCACCCAGCGGGCGACGCGCGCGTTCTGTGTCATGGCGGCGCCGTCCCCGGCTGGAACCAGACCATCCAGATGTGGGCGTCGGCGGGAGGCGCCACGCCGAAATGCACGTTGTTGCCGGTGGCCGTGAAGTCCTTGCCGGCTTCCTGAATGACGCCGTCCTGCGACAGCGCCAGTTGCGCGCCGGTGCCGACATTGGCATCGACGATGGCGCCAACGGCGTTCTGATATTTCAGCGGAAAATTCTGCGTGGTGCCGTCCGGGGTGATGGGCTGAATTTTCCACGCCAGCACCGCGCCCGGCGCCACGTTTTCCGGCGGCACCAGCAAGTCCCACTGCACGACGGAACCGGCGGCGACATCGCCGGTGAGCGTCAGTTTGTTGGCGGCCTTGTCGATTGCAAAGTCATGGCCCTCGACCAGCTTGACGCCGTTCAAGTGAACGTCGGACGGCGAAGTGAGCACCGCCGGCGCCATGCCGTTGTCGTCGGCGCCTGAGAACACGGTCTGGCCGTTGGTGGCAGCGGTGTAGACGAAGCGGGAGGCGTAACCGTGCGCCAGTTGCGAGGACGGTATCCACGCGATGCCGTTCCAGACGTAGAGCAGGTCATCGGAGGTGTTGAAATAAAGCGAGCCGGGCGGGATCGGATTTGGCGCGTTCATGCCGTTGTCGGGATTGACTTCGCCCGGCAGCGGCGGCTCTGCCCAGCCGCCCAGATAGAACGTTGATAGCCCACCGACCAGTTGCTGGGCATAGATCGCCCACCACTTCGCCGACCACAGCCCCGCCATCTGTGAGCCATGCACCGGCTGGTAGTAGAGGCCGTGCGGCCATTTGGAACCGGCGATGTAGGCCGGCGCGTCGGCCGGGTTGACGACGGGACCGGCGAGGAATTCGGCCCACGCCAGCGCTTCGTCTTTTGCCGCGATGGCGTTGTCGGCCATCGCTTGGCTGTAGTTCGCCCAGTTTTCCGAATCGGTGGCGTAGGTGTCGGCGTCGTTGGCGGCTTTTGTGTTGGCGCCGCTGTGCTGCTCGATGATCTGGCGCAGCGCGTTCAAGCCGTTGACCAGTTCCTTGGCGACGCTGACGGCGGCTTCGGCATCCTTGGCATAGAGCGCGGCGTTCTTTTCGTACTCCTGCACGTTTTCGGCGGCGTGACGGATGGCGGCGCGCACCGGCTCGACCGTCTTGGCGATGGCGTCGGTCACTTCGGCGATGAAGTTGTGGCGGAAATGTTCGGGGCCGACACTCTGCGGCTTGAGCGTGCCGTTCGGCTGCCTGATTTCGGCGAGCGCGTCCTGCGTGGTCTGGATGGCTTGGGTCAGTTCGATGAACATGGCATCGAGGCGGTCGCCGGGATGCTGGTCGCGCGGGTGCGACTTCGTCCAGTCGGTGAACGAGAACGAGCGGGTGGGCCGCTTGATGATCGTCACGATTGGGTCAGTGAGGCTTCCGTTTTAGAACGCTGGAATGCCTAGAGCGTTGCGCTGCCGGCGCGTGACGAGCAGTGATGGTTTTTAATACACCCGTTGCCTGAAAACTGGAAGGTTAACGCGGACGCCGCCCGGACGGCAGCGGCTTCGGCTTGGGGCCGGTCGGGATGGCCGAGAGGTCGGCGATGGTCACGTCGAGCGCCTTGGCGATGCGGTCGAGCATGGCGACGGTGGGGTTTTCCAGTCCCCGCTCAAGCCGGCTGACGTAGGAGCGGTCGGCGCCTGAATCGGTCGCCAGTTGCTCCTGCGACAGCGCCTTTTCGACCCGGATGCGGCGCACGTTCCAAGCGATGCGTTCGTTGCCGTTCTTTTTCATGCTCACAGGGTGACATTGCGGGCTGTCTAAAACCATGTTCCTTAATGCCACCATTACACCTCCTTGCGCGCGAACTTTTTATGGCTTCACCCGGTGCTAAGGGTGCATTATACTACACCTATATAGCGAGAGGGTGAGAACAATGCCAAAGCTGTTTCCGATCCACATTGAAGTCGAGGAAATGTATGTCGGGCGGGTTTACCGGATGCTCGACAACATGGACGGCGTTGCCAAGATCGTGCTCACCGGACTGAGCGACAAGACCAAGCCGAACGGTCACGCCGAAGCGCGCAAGGGCACAGTGCGCGGACCTTACAAGAAATACGAAACCACCGGCGATGAAGCGCTGTTCAAGGCCATGCACGGCAAGCCGCCGATGACGGTGTCGCAGATGGCCGATAGCTTTGAAGCGATGGGCCGCTCGCCGGTGTCGGTGCATTCATTGGTCCACAAGCTGAAAAAGTCCGGTGATCTGGTGGCGCGCGAGGACGGCAGCTACGCGCTGGCAACAAAAGTGCGCGACCGCATGCGGCACAGGAAGGCTGCGAAGAAAAAAAAGTAAGACGGCGATGAAAAAGGGGTTTGATGATGGCAAGAACCTACATCTATCGCAGCTATCGCTTCATCGACAAAGACCCGGTGATTGATGCGGTGCGCACCGTGGTGCAGCAAGAGCGGCTAAAGAATTCCGCCGTGCATGCGGTGTCGGGTGTTGCCACCGCCACCTTGGACAACTGGTTTGATGGCCCGACGCGGCAACCACAAAACTCGACGGTGACGGCGGTCACGGCGGCGCTGGGTTATGCGCGCCACGATGAAATTACTGCGGACGGCCGCGTCGTGGTCGGCTTTCGCAAACGCAGGAAACTGGACTGGAAAGAAGAAGCGTTAAAGCAAGCGGACTGGGTGATTAAACACGCGCAGCCAAAAAAGAAGCGCGCGAAGAAGAAAAGCAATGGGCACGGCTGAAGCAAAGTCGGCCCTTGAAAGTCGGAAATGGCGTGGATGGAGCGGCGCATGTTGCTGGCTCTGCTGTCGCAGCGTGACAAAAGTTTGCCGCTGGACCGTTTCCGCGTGCGCGCCAAGGCCATGCTGGTGCGCCTTGAACGTGGCGGTGTGGTCGAGGTCAACGCGGTCCACGTTTCATTAACGCCCCACGGTGTCCTCATCGCTAGGCGGATGAAAAAACGCCGCGCACAGAAAGCCAAGGACGGCGCCAGTGGACATCGCGGTGTAGGCGACAAGGGCGACGTTGAATGAAGTCATGGGCAATGATCCCTGCCCCGGCGTTGTGTAGTTTAATCGCGTTGATCGGAAAGCGGTGGTGGGATGGTGGGGGGGTGGAATGTTTCACGGGCAACAGCGGTTAAGGAGCGGTTTATGAATGAACAGGTGAAGGCGGCCAGCTTTGTCAACGCGCTGGACCAGTACCTTGCGGCGCGCGAGGCGGTGAAGGACGGGGGTGGTGAAGTGTCATCACGTCGCGCCTATCTGGTGGCGATGACGGCGGCGCTGCTGAATGATCGCGGTGATGGCAAGTGAAGCTGGACATCGTGGAGCGGTTGATCGCGTACCGGGATCGTGTTGGGAGGTCGCGTCATGGCCGCGAACTGCTGGCGGATGCGTGCAATGAAATCATATTGTGGCGCGGTGCCATGATCGCGGCGCACCGGGCCTTGATGGCGGGGCGGGCTGATGCTGCGGCCAAGATCATAAAGGATACGATTGCAAATGCTCGGCCCGATTGATGCCGTCGATGTGGCGATTGGCGTGACGATGCTGCTGGTGATCGCGTTCGGTAGCTGGTGGGTGTTTGGATGAGCGAGGACGACAAAGAATACCAAGCCGACATGGACCTGATTGTGTTTTTGATCGGCGACAAGGTGGTGCGTAACGTGGACCTTGAAAAAGAGTTCGTTGATGCGGTGACAAAGTACGGTTCGTCAGTCAAAGCGCTCGCCGCACTGAAACGGAAGCGGCGATGATAAAACTCATTCAGCTTTTGACTATGAACGCGCACAACGAACGCGTGGTGTGGTTGAACGCCGCACACGTCATCGCGGTCGAGGACGATGACGGCCAGACGTGCATCACGGTCACAGGACCGTCAACGCTGTACGTCACCGAGAGCGTCGAGCGCGTGGTTGAACTGGTGAGCGCGGCGAAGTGACAGCGCTGTTTGAATTCAAATGCGACAGGTGCGAACAGACCATCGCACTGCCGGTGCAGTCGGTGATGTGGAAAATCCAAGTGCGATGTCCCGACTGCGTGAACAAGCAAGAGGCGAAAGTGTTTCACCGCCGAATGGATCGCATCGAGGGACACCTGAAGCAAACGGCGCGCGGCAGACAAGTGCTGCGAGAGTTGAAAACCAGATGACAGTCGAGGATCACATCAAGGCGGTCGAAAAACTTATCAATGAGTTTTTTGCGACCAATCCGACACCGGCCGACGCAAACAAATTTCTCACAACGCTTGGCTCAGACTTCGCCGTGATGCTGTACGCGATGCGCGAACGGTTTGGAAACGTGGACGGAAAATTTAGTCAGTGAGGGTTGCGGTCGCCAGCGTTCCTCAAGTCGGGGGGTGGGCAGGGGTCGGTTTTGATTTTTTAGAAAGCCTTGCAGCACAGTGATTAATACGTGCTGTATGCGACACAGTATCGGACGATGCTGTGTCACATCAATGCGCGCTTTTCAGGGGTTTGTTTGGGGACAAGCCGCACGCGCACTGATGCAACGTGTTATTGCAGCGCTTGTTAAAGGCCTTGCGTCAATTCTCTTTCGCGCTCGCTGCAATCTCAGAGTCTAATTCTTCTATGCTCATCGCTGCCGGCGCTTTGCTTCCATCGGCGCGCGAGTCGCTACCGTAGAATTCTGCAAGCGTGCGGCCGGCGCTTGCACGCGCCGATGCTGGCGCTTTGCGATCTTGCAGAATGGTCAGCAATTCTTCCCTAATTAAATCGCTGAGTGTCCTTGGAATTCCGCGCGGCATTTATGTAGTTTTTTAACCTTGTTAACGTGCGAGGTCTTAAACCTCATTCGCTTTTGGCCGCCATGCTTATTACAAAAACGCGATGATGTGACGGCGATGTTATGGCACGGCGATCCATCAGCCTTTAACCGTTCACATCGTCGCCTGTTAACGTTGCCCGGTAACAGTCGCGCTTTTAACAGCCCGACTTTCCAAACTACGTTTCCACTTCCTGCGGTGACTGGCATTGGACGGATTTAAACCCGGACGGTTCTTGGACGTAATACACACTCTAGAGAGTGTGTGTATTACGTCCAGAGAGTAACGGGCGGATTAAATCCAATTCCGTCCGAATTAAATCCATTATGTCCTTTCGTCCAACAACTCTAAAAACAGTTACACATCAAAACGTTAAGCACCCTACCCTACCGGACACACCCTTAAACCGTTCTTTTACACAGCTTCAACGTGTGAAATAAAAACGCATTTTTCGGACGAAATACATTAAATCCGACCTGTTAACAAAAAAGGCCTAGCAAACCTGCTAGGCCTTTCCGCATTTGATGTCGCCGGCCGTCACACTGGCGCGCCGTTCGCTTCCAGCCATGCTGTCAGGTCTGCGATGGCTGCCGCACTGTTCTTTGCGTTCCACCGCTTGCCGTAGTCCTTGCCGCAAATCTTACCGGCCGTGGCCAGCATGTTGGCCGGGCTATAAGCGCTGTTAACCTTCATCCCCGTCTTTGCGTAGAACATCATCGCGCGCCGTACCGCCATCGCGCCGACGACATAGGGCGGGCTTGTCGGATAGGCCGGCTTCAATCCCAGTGGCGTCATCCCCGGCATTGCTGGTACTTGTGGCGTTTTCATTTGGTTGGTCCTTTTTGGTTGGAGTTAAAAACAGCGAATTGCGCTGCTTAGTTTTTGTGTCAATCCGTACTCGCTTACGGTTCCGACATCGACGAATGTTCTTGCCCGGCCATCAACATACCCGGCCGCATATTCTTGCCCGTACACGGCAACGTCTGGCGGGCAATAGTCCTTGCCGCTTTGCCCGTCGCGATACCCGTCTGCGTAAAAACTTGATTTGGTCATTTGCTTTGGTCCTTTCTCAGTTGGTTGCGGTTTTTAACATCCGGCCGCCATGCTGTCAATAGGTGTATATGCTCAATTAGTCTAATAGGCCATTTGACCCTACAAGCCTTTAAAAAACCTCCCCGCTACCTGCTATCCCCGCACCGCCTTTAAACCCGCCCACGGCCATCCTTGCGGCTCATTGTAAACCGTTCTTTTACCTAGTCAATTCGCCACTGTTATGGAACATTTAGACCATATAACCCTATTGACACCATACACGATAAGGGCATATAACCATCACAGCGACCAACCAAGGACCAAGGACCATGAAAAAAGACCTGTACCAGACAGTAACAAACCGAATTCTTTCTGAACTGGAAAAAGGCTGTGTGCCATGGGTCAAGCCATGGGCAGCGACAGCCGGTGCCAATCAACCTTGCAATGCGGATACCGGCCGGCCGTATTCGGGCGTCAATATCATCCTGATTTGGCAAGCCATGGCATCTAATCCGCAGTGGACGACTCCCCGCTTCCTGACGTTCAAGCAATGCCAAGCGCTAGGCGGACACGTCAAAAAGGATGAGCACGGCATACAGGTTTACTTTGTGAAGCCGCTACTGGTTAAGGGCAAGAAAGAACAGCCAGCCGGTGATGAAGAATTGAAGCGCATCACCATGTTGCGCGAATTCACCGTTTTCAACGTCGCCCAATGCGACAACTTGCCGGCCCGTTGCCTTGGCACAGTCGCGCCAAAAATCAGGAACAAGGACAGCCGCGACTCTACCGTTGACTCATTCATTGCCACGCTTGGCAGCGACTTGAGGCATGGCGAGGACCGGGCTTACTACGCTTCCAGCCATGACTTTGTGATGTTGCCTAACTTCCAAGACTTCAAAGGCGCTGACCATTACTATGCGACAAGCTTCCATGAACACGGCCATTGGACTGGCAACGAAAAGCGGCTTAACCGCGAATTCGGAAAGCGCTTTGGCGACAAGGCCTATGCGGCGGAAGAATTGGTCGCTGAACTCACAGCGGCTTTCCTTTGCGCTGAATTCGGTATCGACGGCGATTTGCGCCATGCGGCCTATGTGTCGAACTGGATTGCTATTCTAAAGTCAGACTCCAAAGCATTCTTCACAGCGGCAAGCGCTGCACAAAAGGCCGCCGATTATATGCGCGGCCTTGCACTCGCAGAGCCGCTTGCAGTCGCGGCCTAGTCGCTATCTAGCACGGCCGGCGCAATGCCGGCCGTGTCGGGATAGCATCTAAGGCTATCGACCAACCAAGGACCAAGACAATGCCGAGCAAAAAGAACGTCTGGCGCAAACGCGGCCGCCTTGAATTCCGCCGCGAAACGAAACGCTATAGCGACGGGACTCCATGGGGCATTGATGTGCTCTATGTCCGCGTGAAAAAGCGCGACTGCGCCATCGTCGAACCTTTTGAGCTAACCAGCTACCGCGAACAAGGCAAAACGCTTTCTGTCCTGCCATCGCTAGGCAGCACATACCGCATTGATAGGCCGGCCAGAATTCCGGCCATCATCCGCGCAAGCTTGCGCGGCCTGTAGCCAACCAACCAAGGACCAACGCTATGACCCTCACAAAGCGATTACAGGCTGACAAGGCGCGCACCATGCGCGACCCCACCAGAAACGAAATGCTTACCTTTCTCGCCGGCTTTTATCCCGGCGAGGCAGACCAATTTGACCGTGAGGCCGCAATCTACTGGTTTGCAAACGACTGGCATGGCGGACAATGGTCAAATCTTTATGCGGCCTTGTGTGCCTCGATGTACCGGCCGGGCCTGACCAGCAATGGAGTCCTGCCCGGCAGCATGGCGGCCATGCTCTATGAAGAATTGCAAGCGCGCTATTGCGAGGTGGCAGAGGATAAAGAGGCGCGCATTGCACGCCACTGCGAAGCTGATGAGCCGCACCGTTGAACATATCAGGCAGACTCCAACCAACCAAAAGGACCAAGGACCATGTGGAAATTTTACGACGCATTCACGCAACGCAGCGAGGGTTACCAGCCGCAGCAAGGCCCGATGCCATTAAAGCGCTGGATAGCGGACGGCAAGCGCCACAAGCTGCACTACCGCGCACCCAAGCGCCCGAAAGTCACGCCAACCACCGACTCGCAATTTGAGCGCAAGGCCGCCGACTATGCCCGATGGCTTGCCAAGCGCGACGGGATTGTGTTGCCCAACACATACAGCGTTAGCGTGATCTGGTCAGGTGTGAGCGCTAACAACGCGTCCCGATGGGAGCGCAGAATTCGCGCCGTGACTTTCGGGACCGTGACAATCGACCTGCCTAACTGGGACTTCATACCGGAGTCCTTGGCAGAGTCGGAACCACTGCAAGAGGCGGCCTAATCAGTCGCTATCGCAGCACGGCCGCGCAGGTCCGCCACACCCTGCCGGCCGTGTCACGATGGCGATGGTGCCGTCAACCAACCAAGGACCAAGACAATGGCGAAGCTTATTCTATCGACCTACAACGCCCAACGTTCAAATGGCTTTCTGCAAGTCGCGCTTAGTATCGGCAGCGATGGGCCGCTGCCGTCAAAGACGGTAGAAATTAAACGCACCATAGATGCGGCGGCCGAACTGGAAACCTACAAACAAGAGGCGGCCGCGCTTGGAATTCCGCTTGTCGTTTCCTTGCGGATTGCCAGAGGCGACCGTTCGCCGAACGGCTTTGATGCGTTCAATGCCGCCGGCTTCCATCCTGTTAACGTCTAAGCCATTAGCCCTATTGCCTTGGTAGGCAATAGGGCTATATACCCCAACCGACAACCAGCAAGGACCATAGACATGACCCGTTTTGTCGAAGCGCACGATCTGGAACCGTATGCAATCAATACCGGCGAATTCTACCAGACGCACCTTGCCCTAGTTGGCAAGGATTTAGGCGAGTGGATGGAGCACGTTCGCCAAAAGGTCCTAACACGGTACTGCAAAGAAATTGAGCCGGTGAAGCTGGCAAACGATGTCAACATCGCCGTGGCCACCAAGCTGATGGGCTACTACATCCGCCACACCAACGAGTCGAAGGCGCTGGCAGACTCAGAGCGTAGCGGATTGCCGCCGACGCCGTGGGAATTCCGGGGCAACGGCGACACGTTTGCCATCGTGGACAAAAACGACAGGCTTGTTTTTGAACTGCCCTACATCGAGGAAACCGACAAGGAGCCGCTAGACACAGCAAGCGGCCGGCTTGTCGTGATGATTGTGGACGCTGTGAATGCAAAGGGACGCAATGACCAAACGTGAATTCCTAGCAGCGCTTAAAGAATTGCACCTTGGCACTGCCAGCAAAGCGACCGTGCGCGCGCTTGGCGTGACCGTGACGCAGATTCAGCGGCTGGCATCCGGCCGGCAACGTGTCACGCGCCAGCTAGAACTGTTGCTTCATATGTATCGCAAGCACGGCATCCCCAAACAGGTGCCGGGTGAGTAGTACCGCCCTGCCAATGGCCGGCATCATCGCCATTGTCTTGTGGATCATTTTTGATGATGCGTTCTAACCAACCAAAGGACCAAACAAATGATTCTGATTCTCCTGCTGGGCCTCTTGGCTTGGCTCATCATCCACGTCGTTGTCTGGTGGATCACCAAGGAGTCGGCGTGATGGACTGGGTCGTAGGGATTGCCGTTTTGTATGGCCTTTATTGGCTGGCCCACAAAATGATCGACGTTTTTTTATATCCGCCAGAGGTTAGGGCGGAAGAAGCGAGGCGCGAAGCTGAATGGGAGGCCACTCGCAAGAGTTACGAAGCCATGCAGGAGCTACAATTCCGCAACCGTATGGAAGAAGCGAAGCGACAGGCACGACCATGACTAAAGCCGTCATTGCCTACTATCGGGTATCGACGCAGAAGCAAGGCCGCAGCGGGCTGGGCTTGGAAGCCCAGCGCGCGGCGGTGTTGCGTTTCATCGAAGCCGAACAACTAAAGCTACTGGCGGAATTCACAGAGGTGGAAACCGGCAAAGGCTCAGACGCCCTTGACCGTCGCCCGCAGCTTGCCGCCGCCATGCAGGCAGCCAAGAAGCAAGGTGCTTCGATTGTGGTGGCCAAGCTCGACCGCCTTTCCCGCGACGTTGCGTTTATATCGACGCTGATGGTGCGCAAGGTGCCGTTCATCACCGCCGAATTGGGCACGCAAGCCGACCCGTTCATGCTGCACATCTATGCCGCACTGGCAGAACAGGAACGGCGGATGATTAGCCAGCGCACCAAGGCCGCACTCAAGGCCGCCAAGGCGCGCGGTGCCAGAATCGGAACGCCGGACTTTGGAGCAAAGAACAAAAAGGCCGCAGCCAAGCGGGCGCTGGAACTAAAACCCGTCTTTGTTGAACTGGCAGAATTGAGCGCCAGACAAATCGCGCTGGAATTAAACCGTCGCAAGGTTGCGACCCCGACCGGCGCGCCATGGTCCGGTAAGACCGTTAGCCGGGTACAGGGGCGGTTGTAGCTTCCGGCAGCACGCGCCACATCAAAACCTTGCCATCGCCGGCGTAGCTCGACACAAACTTGCGCGCCTCGCGGTGCTTGTTTGCCCTATCCCATGCTTTCCTCACAGCATCGTCGCGCTTGGTTGGGTCGCCTACTGAGGGATACTTGTGCGCGAAGGCGTCGCGCACAACTGAGTCCTCGACGCAACGCATGACCGGATACCCCGGACCCGGTGCCATCATCTTGCCGCTGCTGGCCAGTGCATCATCAAGCGCAGCCAACAGCGGCAACAGCGACACATTGGGCCGCCCTGCCCGACTGTGAACCACGATACCGTCCCACTGTACTGTCATTTCCACAATTGGCTCACCATCCAGATCACGGCCCATGTCAACCGGCGACAGCCTGAAAGGTATTTCATCGCCGGCCGCCCCGCCCCGCATCTTGCGGATGGCCAGCCGCGAGTTACGCAGCACGCCGGTTTGCGATTTCTCACCGAGCACCGAGAGCACAAAGTCGGCGCTGGCTTCCTTGGCACTCGACCCGCGCACGCCCCGGCTTTCGTCCTTGCCGAAGTGATCGACCACCAGCACGGTAGCGTCCGTTGCTGCCGACAGACGCGCAAGCAGATTCATAACCCGCTGTGCTTCGCTGGCATCGTTCTGATCTTTGAAGTCGGCGGCAGCGGCCAGCGTATCAACTGCAATGAGTACCAGCCCACAATCGAATTGCTCTGCCAGTTCATGCTTCATACGCTCGCAGAAATTAAACATCTTGTCGTAGGCATCGTCCGCAGACAGCCGTGGCACATTGGTAATCCACTTGAACGGCAGGCGCTTCATGTCCTCGCCGATTTCAGTGAACCACGGCGCGATTTTAGCCTTGCGTAATCCCTCCCAGCGCTTGCGGACCTGTGACGGCGCCTCTGCCGCGAACAGGATCACACCGCCAACTTGGTCAACTGGTTTGTTTGCAAAGTCGCGTTGCAGAATCAGACACTGCACCAGATCGAGCACGGCAAACGTCTTGCCCATGCCGGACTGGCCGGCCATCAGCCCAACGCCCATCTTGGGGACAATGCCCTTGACCAGCCAGCCTTGCGGCGGCGTTTCATCCGGGTCGCCTTCCCACTGGCCTTTGTATTCGTCCGCCATCCACGGCTTGTCATGGCCGTTGGCTTTGCGCGCCCATGAAATGTCAGGCTTGTCGTGCCGCGAATTCTTTTCGACGTAAGGCCGGATTTCTTTAGCCATGCAGGAAGTCGGCGAAGTCGTAACCTTCGTCCTCCGGCGTTCTGATGATTGCGGTGCGCCCGGCCTCGACAAAGCGCGAATAGCACTGCTCTGCCGCGTAGAGGCCGGCAGCGTCGTTATCGGCCCAGATGCAGATGCCGCCTAGCCCGAATATCACCGGGAACGACTGAATAGCGCCGGCCGAACCAACGGCCCAGATCGGTTTGACGCCCGACGCCAGCAACGCCAGACCCGTTTCAAGGCCTTCGCAGATATTGAGACAGTCGCAGGTAGCCAGATCGCTTGCGAATGTTTCGGCCCTGCTGGTCAGCTTGATGGCGCAGCCACCGACCGGGCCGAGCATCATCGCGCAGTCCTTGGTGGCGTCTTTGGTCAGGAACAGCCGGTGAATTGCTTTCGGCCTGTCCGTTTCATCGTCGCGGAACAGCGCAATCAACGCCGGCTGTTTGCCATTGCCGCGCGGGCAAACCGGGTGAAAACGAACGACGCTCGCGTCCTTTGGAAGTAGCAGATCACGGCTGTGCAAGTACCTTTCCGCGTCAGTCGAATACGGCGACCACGACTCTTGCCAGATTTTCAGCGCCAGATCGGACGCCGGCGCCGCCAGCGGCCTGTTCTCGTAGTGCTTGGCCCACTTGCGCGCATCGACCATTTCGTAGCCGGGAGTCTCGCGGCTCTCGTTATCAAGCCGGCAGCGTTCCCTTGCGTAGTCTGAATCCCAGAGGCCGCGCGATTTGAGCACGGCAATGACATCGCGCGGATCGCAGCCGGCCATGCAGCGCACTTGCACGGCTTCGCGCCCGTCGAACACAATGAGCGACGGCGAGCGATCTTCATGCGCCGGGCAACAGCACGCCCACTGCCGGCCCGAACGTTTGCCACCAAGCGCGAGTGCGATTTGTTCTGCGTTCATGGCAGCATCTTTTCAAAGATGACCTGATTGAGCGGACAAAAATAGTTGTCCTCAACATTGCCGGTGTTGCTGGCCAGAATGTTGCCTTTGCGCCACCACGGTTTTGTCCTGTACGGAATGATGGCGCAGTAGGTCATGCTTGCGTTGACGATGACGTAGGCAGCAACATCGTCACCGGCGCGATCAACCACGCCAACTCTGGAAACAATCATGTCGGTGTGTGGCCAATCCAAAGCGGACGTAAAATCAATGTCGGGCCGATGTTTGACTTCGTAGCGACGGCGCACAATCAAGTCGCCGTCATCAAGGAAATGCTCTGCTTCGCCGGCAGTCGCCGCAACTTTGATGGGCCGGATTTCGACCGAGCAACCCTTTGCGTGAAGGTGCGCCGCGACCGCGACCATCGCCGACCCGGATGCACGCAGACGTTTCTGAAAACCGGGATGATTGTTCATACCGACACACTGGCCTTTACGGCGCCCCATGCTTTGAGTTTGTTGATGGCGTCCTTGTAGTTGTCGCACCAGAAATACGGATAGCCGTTGAGCACGCAGAATTCGGAAAACGATTGTTGCCACTCCGATAGCTTGCTGCCTTTGCGCTTCAATTCCAGAAAATGCACGCCGCCGAATTCATGCAAATCCTCAAATGTCTGGATTGGCGCCAGCAGAATAAAATCCGGCCAGCCGACTTGCACGCCCATGCGTTTCAGCCGCATCGCCGTTGCCGGGTGCCGGTACTCGCCGGCCGGGAAATGCGACCAGCGCCAGCCCGGCATCTGCCAGCGGCGCAGCGTGTCGGCGACCATGCAGTGCGTGACGTACTCTTTGGCCGGCGGTGATTTCACGCCGCGCTGACGTTTGCTTTTGAACAGCGACAATTGCGCCATGCGCGACCCCTAAGCCGCTGCACTGTTTTGTTCTGGCTCAAAATCCCATAGCCCTTGCGGCGCGTCGTAACCGTTTGCGCGCAATTGCTTTCGCATCATCGGGTAAAATCTGGCGGGGAAACTTTTGCGTTCATTCACCCAGTGGTGGACTTGCGGCGGTCGCCGGCGCACCAGCCGCGCCACGGAACTTATGCCACCCAGCGCCGCGACCACGGCCGACTGCGTTGAAAGTATTTGTTTTTTGCGTTTAGCCATTTTGGAATGCCTTTTTGGGGAGAGGCATTCTCAACGTCGCGATGTTTACACAGACCGGCAATGTTTCATTTTGTGCTATTTTGCATCACAACTTTTTTACAAATGAAACGTTTTGACACAGCATGATGCAGAATGAAACACGCTTGCCCCTACCAGTTACCGCCGAGCGGTTTATGGTCTGTCACGCATTCATCAGAAAACTGTTGCACTGATTTTTTATGAGTTTAAGTTTTTATTATTAGCAATTTCTAATTAGCCGCCATCCCGAATCCGATTGACCCGGCAGAGTCCGTTGCAGGGAGTAAGCAGTGCTGACCCAAGCGCAACTCAAAGCCCGCGAAAACAGATTGACCGCTTCCGTTGCGCCGGTGGTCATGGGTGACGATCAATCCAAGCTGACCGAACGCTGGAAGGTCGCCATCGGCGCCATGCCCGAACCGGACTTGTCCGATGTGTGGGCGGTGCAGTGGGGATCACACGGCGAAACGTTCACCCTCGACTGGCATGAACGCAAAACCGGCCAGCCGCTGACCGAGCGCGGCACGTTCTGCCCGCATCCGACGCTGCCCTATATCGGTTGCACGCTCGACGCCTACCGCGCCTTCGACGATACCGTGCTCGACTGCAAAGTTAGTTCCAGCTTCAACCCGCTCGACGACATCATCGAATACTACACGCCGCAGATCATCGTGCAGATGCGCTGCCGGCAAGCGGCGCGTGGCGCGTTACTGGTCGTCCACGGCACCGCCGCCCCGCGCGAACTGGAAATCAAGGCGGACCCGGAATACGAAAAGGAACTGTGGGAGCGCATGGCCGCGTTCTGGCTGTGCGTTGAAACGTTGACCCCGCCGATGGCACTCCCCAAGGCCATCCCGCCGTCGCAGTGGCGCAAGATCGTCCTCGACCCCGACAATGAGGGCGTGTGGCCGAACTGGGGGCAGGACATGGCGGCGTGCTTGCGGGTGTGGAAGTTCACCAAGGCACACGCCGAAATGTATGCCGAAGCCAACAAGGAACTGCGCGACATCATCCCCGACGATGTCGGGCTGATCGAGTTTGAAAATATGCGTGTCATCCGCAACCGCGCTGGCAGCATCACCGTGAAGCGAGGCTAACCCATGTCCCTCCCCGCGCTTGTCCCGCAGTCGCTGCATGAAGCCATGGAACTGGCCGACCAGCTTGCCAGTAGCCGGCTGATCCCGAAGGATTTTAAGGGGTCGCCGCCCGACATCCTCAGTGCCATTTCGCTGGCGCAGCGCTGGCAAATGGACATCTGGGCGGTGATGGAGCATGTGTCGATTATTCAGGGCAAGCGCTTCATCGACGGACAGATGGCGGGCGCGCTTATCAATGCGCTGGCCAACGTGCAGCGGCCAATCGTTCACACCTACAGGGGCGAAGGCGACGACCGCACCGTCACGGCTTCCGCGACATTCAACGGGGAGACTAAGCCGCGCGAAATCGAGGTACGGCTGGGTGACGCCCGCACGCCCAACAGCGCTTGGAAAAAACAGCCCGACCAGCAGCTTGCCTATACCGCCAACCGGGTCTGGGGCCGCCGCAACTGCCCGCAATTGTTTGTGGGCATCCATTTCAAGGGCGAGCACGTCATCGAACTGGACGCCACCGAAGTCCCCACCACCGAACTGCCGCAACTGGCGCAGCCGATTGCACCGGAAGCCGACCCCGACACCGGCGAAATCGGGCCGCGCAATCTGGCCATCGGCGATCAAGAGGAATGGCTGGCGTGGGGTCAGCGTTTCATGGCCGCCATCGGCGCGGCGGAAACTGAGGAGGACATCAAGCTGTGGCGCGAACACAACGCGGCCGAGCTTGAACTGATGGCGACCGACGAGCCGAAGCTTTTTGAAAAGATGATGCTCTACGTCCACAAGCGCGCCGACAAGTTGAAGCCAAAGAAGGAGGCAAAGCCCAAGGAGGAGGTGCCGCCGTGACCAAGCGCAGCTTCAACACCCTCATCACAGACATGCGCGTGCTGTGCAAGGACAAGGACGTTGACGATGTCTTTCTCGCCGCCTTTGCCTTGCTGCTCTCAAGCGTGCATCAGCGCACCGACAACAAAGAGGACGCATTGCGGATGCTCGACTATGTGGCGGCCGGAATGAAGGAGGCGATGGAAACGGATTACGACAGAGCCTGTGAGGAGGTGACGTATGGCGCGCACACCCAGCACTGAAGGCAAGGCATTGAAGCTGAAAGATTTGGCAATTCGCTGGGGCGTGTCGCGTGCAACGGTTTATCGCTGGCGCCGCGACCGCGAAATCCCGCCCGGCGACATCGGTCCTCGCCGGCGCATCTATTCCGAGCGCTTGGTAGAGCGGATTGAGGACAGCCGTGTTGTCGAGGACGCGCCGCGCAAGCGTGCCGTGAGCTACGAATTTGACAAGTTGCTGGCTACAGCAGTTTTTGAAACGGGAGTAGCGCACTGATGAGCGACCAGACCATCGCCGCAATCGCCCGCCGGGTTGCCGTCAATGCGGCGATCAACGGCTACGAGCGCCGGGACAACAGCAAGATTGAATACCTGCAAGCGCTGACCGAACTGTGTGCGGCTGTAAAGGCGGAACAAGATGAGCAACTCCCTCGACAGTAGCGGCGTGCTGCT